CCGAAGGCGGTGGTGGAGGAGGCGGAGGAGGAGGATGGGGTACTGGTGGTATCATCCCAACTGAAAGATTGGATGAAAATGGAGTACCAGTAAATCAATTAGATCCATCGGTTGCTCCTAATGCTGATATTGACGCAACTGGCGGTCAACCAGGCGATTATTATTATATTACTTCTCCTGTTTTGGATGTTGGTAGTAATGAATTAGCAAATTTAATTCCTTTCTTTACTGTCCCTGTAAATGAAGCAGTTACAGAGGAAGGAGATCAAGGATTTGTTATTCTATCATTTCCACCACAAGATCTAGATCCTGTACCATTTTCAATTCCTTCGGCAACATCAGATATTCTCACTACAGTAGAATCAGTTTCTACATTAAATGATCCTTATATTTTAATTACTGGTATCACTGGTGAAGTTACAGTTTCTATATCTGGTAGCAATGGTGAGATTAGTATTGCTGATGATGTAACTGGCACAAATGCTACTCCATTTTCTTCAGCAGCGCAAACTATTGTCAATAATCAGGCAATACGAGTTAGATTAACAACAGGTTCTGATTATGATAGTGTTTATACTACTGTTCTTAATGTAGGTAATTTTACTACGGTGTTCCAAGTACAAACAAATCCAGCACCAGATATTGATCCTGTATTCTCTTTTGATCCAATTCCTACTGTTGATGATGCAGAAATTTCTACATTAACAGAAAGTATTGAAGTGCAAGTTTTGGGAATTAATGTACCTGTGGATATTTCAGCAAGTAATGTGCCAGATATTGCGATTGCAGTTTGCCCAACATCAGGGAATTGTGGTGCATTTATTTCTGGTGGTACTATCCAAACAATTAGCAGCGGTGAATTCTTTAAAGTTAGATATACTTCTTCGCCTGATTTTAATACATCCTTATTTGGTAACATTTTTGTTGGTTCTGGTTCTACTACATTTGAAGTTAGAACAAGACAACAACCTGATCTCGATCCAGATCCATTAGTATTTTTACCTCTTGTTGGACAAGAAAGAAATACACAAGTAATCTCTAATTCACAGGTTATTCAAGGTGTTTCTGAACCTATTGAACTTACTATTGTAAGAACTGATAGTTTACCAGAAAGTAACGATGCAGTGTGGATATTAAACAATGCGGTTACTGGTTCAAATGTAGTCACAGTAGATAATAATGATTCATTAAGAATTTTATTCTTAACTGGTAATGGTTTTGGGGCAGAGGCAACATTTGATATAGATGTAACTGATGGGATTGCTAATCCTATTACAACATGGAGTGTAACAACTACTGGTACTGCTGGAGTAAATCCAGATCCATTTGTATTTACTTCGCAATTTGGTGCTCCTAATACATTAGTAGAAAATGATCCTACAGAAGATGTAACTATTGCTGGTCTTGCTGTTGGATTATCTGTTGGTGTAGAGGGAACTAATGGTATTCAATTTAGAATCAATGAAGGATTACCTGGTGATACTAACTGGCAACCATATTCAGCAGGTAATTTAGGTACTATTCAAAATGGTGATACGTTAAGTGTAAGACTTCTTACATCATCCTTTGGTGGTTTTGAGCGTACTGGTCAGGTTCGTGTTGGTAATTACACGACAACATTTACTGTTATTGCAACTGGTGATCCATCAGATCCAATTAAAGGACAGTGGTACAGTTCTATTCAAACTGTTAAACCAGGTGTAGGTGATCCAATTAGATATTCTACAAAATATGATGGATTACCTATTGGTACAATGATCCCTGTATTCAAAGATTCAACTGTTCTTAATTCGGATGGCGATGCAGATGGATGGGGTATTTTAGACGGTACTATTCCTTCCAGATTCCATAGTTGGATATATTGTGATGGTAGAGCATTATCACCACAAGATTTTCCACTGTTATATGAACTTCTTGGATTAAAATATGGAGGAATTAATAGTAATTTAATAGATGTTGGTGGTGTATCAGTTATTGATTCTGTTGCTAGTAATGTTGAGGGTAATAGAGCGGTATTCCAGATGGCATCTGGAGAAACAACAACAGGTAATGGTATATTTGTTGGTGGTGTAATTACTCTATCTGGATTTACTGGAGATTTTGATCCCGTAAATGGTAATAAAGTTGTTACATCAGCATCGGCAAATTCATTTGAAGTTTTTGCAAATCTACCTACAATTCCTGCTCTTCAAACTGTTGGTCCAACTGGCGATCAAAGCACTGCTGTAGTTATTGTTACTACATCATTTAGACTACCAGATTTAAGAAATAGAAGAATTTGTGGTACTGGTCCTATTGATGGTAATTCTTTATCGTCACCTGCTCTTGTTCCTTCATTAGGACCAGCAAAAACTGCTGCTAGTGCTGGAAATGATAATCCAGGTTCTCAAGGTGGACAATGGTTTGTCAGGCAAATTGATGACCCACAAACAACTATTGACGAAACTCAAGATAATACAGAATTTGAACAGGTTTATACTCCACCAGCAGGTCAACCACCACAAGAAAGTCCATTCTTCTCTATCGTAAACGTACAAACTACAGGATACACTAACATTCAAGGTTCTGTTGAATTTGAAACTTATGGTACAATTTCAACTCAAATATCACTAGAAGAAACACGTATTTTTGAGATTCCAAATCATACACATGAAATTATTTCTGGTATTGGTGATGAACTTGGTGGTTCTGGTTTAATTAACTGGAATGGTGGTGGAACATTTACTGATGGACAATATTCTACGTATCCATTTAGTTTAACGATTGGTGATGATGCTTATACTGATAACGATGGTGATGAGATTGGAAATTATTATACAGTTAATACTGTTGAAATAAGAGTTAATATTTGGGGTTATTGTACTGATGATTATGCAATTACTACGAATAGAATACCAATTTTATCTGGTGACAACACTGGTAGTTATGGATTTATTAAGGAATTGGAAGGAATCCCTGATGATCCAGCTGAAGGTATTTGGGGATTTGATGTAAATGAAGAATTTACCCATTTGAATATTGAACAAAGAGAAATTCGCTCACCAAACGGTAGTGGTTCTGGATCTCCAAACTTTGAAGAAATCAATAAATTCATTGATCTTGAAGGTGTTGGTGAAGGTGATGGTGGACCTGTTAATGTAACTGGTGGTCAAAGAAATCATTATAACCCTAATGATCAAACTGGGCAAGATTTTAATGGTAATAATCATAGATTTGTAGCATCTATTGATATTGAAAATGATGAGGTTATTGTTGATACCTATAGACCTGCTCAAAGAAGAGTGCATAGTCACTATATTTCATTCCAACAACCAACTGATGACGATTTTAGTTGGGGTGCAGGTGATGGTCCTGGTGCTACAGTCGCTGACAGTCCATTTGCAGATCCTGTATTGGATGTAGTATTCAATGCAAGTGGTCTTGGGCAAAATGTTGTTGATATTACAGTATTACCTGGTACATTTACTTTATCACAAACAAAACAGTTAATTCCAGTTCCAGAACTTGAACCCAATGATAGTGTGCCTCTTATCTTCCCATATACATATGTTAGATGGTTGATCAAAGCATTCTAAATACTTAATAAACAGTACAATCATGTCACCTTTTAATCCTATTGATTTTACATTAAAAGAGGTCAAAGATCCCACAGACAAGACAACTCTTCTTGAGTGGGATTCAACCGCTCGTTTGGTTTATGTAAGAACAGAACAAGAAGATGGTTCATATAAAATGAATCAATGCTTCCTTACCGAAGGATTGAATAATACTATTCTAAATTCTTTTGGTGAAGAGTTCTCTAACGATAGAGATAAAATTGTACTATTTGGCGTGTATGATGATGGTACATATACATGTATCAAAAAACGTATTAAGTATGATTTTAACACTCAATCTACAAAAACAATTAGATACGACAAAAAAGACTATACTTGGGAACAGGTAAAGTCTTTATTTGATGTTATTAAAGCAGCAGTATGGATTGAAAATACTAACGCAATTATAGAAAATGAAAATGAATTAAATCGTGTAATTACTCATGATGCATATTTTGATAAATTACTTTTAGGTGCTGAATTAGAAAGAGATATGTTATTGAGAAATTCAGATTATAGAATTTTAGAAGATTATGAAGAAACTATAGCAAATGAAAAATTACTTTGGAAACAATGGAGAGATGCTGTTAGAAACGTACCAAAGCAAAGATCTGATTTTGAGTCAGATTTAGATTATTTAATTTATTCTGTAAAATATCGTTGGCCAAAAGATCCTTTACGCTATCATGCTGATCATGATGGCGATATGTCTCAATACTTACAAGATGATGATCTTTCTGATAAACATACACAAATATCTTCAGCAGAAGAAGATAGAGTTAAAAAACAAGCACAATCTGTTTTATTGAACAAAAAAATTAGAGATACTGATGGTATTCCTATCGAACAAAAGATGAAACTTATTATTGATCAATATAATTTACATGAGTATTTTGTAAATTATGATTTATCTAATCTAACTATTACTGGTGCTGAACAATGATTGCAAGAGATTTTTTAGAATTTGGTGAACATGTAACAAAAGATGGTTCAACTGTCATGATATTAAGAACAGTTGGACCTGATACAGTTACAGATGCTGAAAAGGCAAATGAGATTTACTCAATGTATCACTTGAATTTGCAACCTGATTATCCTGAAATGTTTGACAAACTACTATACAATGAGTTTGTATTTTTAGAGTTCAATGATGATCAGGAAGCATTGCAATTTGCAAGAGATAATCTTCCAATGACTATTCCATCAGATGTTGATTACTTTATTCAGTGGTTTATCTTCACTGATGGAATGTTCTATCAAGGAAATAATAGCGTCAAAGGACTAACTGAACTACCTTATTCTTGATCAATTATTCATCGAGAGAAGTCCTCATTTTTGCTTTCAATTCCTCAATAAGATCTGATGCAAGATCAGCGTCTTCAATATCTTTAACATCATTAAGAATCTCACCAATCTTTTGACATACCAAAGGACTTTCTCCTCTAGCAGCATATGCAAGTGCATTGCGGAGACATTCTGTTGCCTCGTCAAGACTACGTTTAACTTCTTTTCCTAAAGCCATTTACAATGATCCTTCAAAGGTGAACAGAGTTATTGTACTGGTCTTTTAGGATCTTGTCAAGGGGTGTGTGACAATTAAAAACTGTCACAACATCTGGCACAGGCACCACTAAACTGATATACTAACTTCAGTTTGACAGATACCCGTGCTTCGCTCCCACCAGAACCGTGCATTGCAACGTATGCAACAGTACAACAAAGGTCAGGTTATCATCCCTACTGGTGGTGGCAAGACTATGTGCATGATTGCTGATACTAAAATTCAGCATCAACCAGTTTCTTGTGGCAAACATCTTTCACATCTTCCTCACACTACTGTTGTTGTTGCTCCTCGTATTCTTCTTGCAGTACAACTGTGTGAAGAGTTTATGGAGATGATTGATGGTTGTTATACTCATGTGATGCACGTTCACAGTGGTGAGACTCATCACTTCAGCACTACTAACATCAATAAGATTCACATGTTCGCTGGTTGTGCTCGCACTGCTGGTGAAAATCTGATTATCTTTACCACCTACAACAGTCTGCAACGTATCGTAGAGGCAGACATCGAGGTTAATACCATTTACTTCGACGAGGCACATAACAGTGTTCAGCGTCATTTCTTTCCTGCTGTTGAGTATTTCAGCAATGAAGCAGAACGTTGCTATTTCTTTACTGCTACTCCCAAGCACAGCAATGTGTTTCATAAACCAGGCATGAATGACACTGCTGTTTATGGTCAAGTGATCTGCAATGTTCCTGCTCCAGAACTGGTCAACAATGGTTACATTCTGCGTCCTACCATTAACGCATACGAAGTAGACATCGAGCGTCAGAAAGGCGTTCATGCCCGTGATGATGACCGTTCTACGCTGTTGAACATGGTCGATGGTCTTGATGATACTAACAACCATAAGATCCTTGTTGCAGCACCTACTAGCAAGGTTATGTGGTCTATGCTTGCTGGCACTCCAATCATTGATGATCTTAATGAGCGTGGTTATGATGTTCTTCATATCA